CTCGCGACAAGAAGGTGGTTTCCTTTAAACATCATTTTATCATCATTCTTATCTGTATACGCCATAATTTTGGTTGCCCCATAGTAAGGGTATTTAGAACCATTCCGATCTTTTTGATCCAAGTGTTTACCAGTGGTGATAGAACTACACAAATTCTTCAACTCGTGCTCATCGCACGGCTCATTCTCAATAATTTCCTTGACCCGTGTTTGAACTTGTTCCTGAAGTTGCTTGAGTTGCTTCTTCTTCTCGTGCATCTCGTGGTAGGGCTTGGAGATCTTATCAACCCACATCTTCATCTTCTCAGGGGACTTGGGGACACATATAACCATCTTACCCATATCTTTGGGGTACACATGCGGTTGAACCGAACCCTTTTGTAAAGTATAAATGTATTCCTGTTGGTTTTTCAAAAAGTAGAAAATATAATCTGAAAGTACTGGGTCGCTACATTCTATTGAAAAAGAATCAGATGCCCATACTTTTGTATCATACCGGCTTATATACCCAGCAGACCCACTTGCAGAACATATGGTTGTAAATGCTTCTCGGTTGTATTCTTTGTGGAAACCACTTGGGGTTTTCCCACCACCTATAACTGGATAGGGTCCATCTACATAATTCTTTTTTGCCAGCGGTGTACCCTTTTTCATAACACATAATTTTCCAAGACAAATAGTATTGTAACCGTCACCAGCAACTATTTTTTGGGAAACATAATCTTTCCCATTCAACGACCAGTCATTCTCCTTCATCTGATCCACACCAACAACAGCCAATACATTTTTTGAAACTCCCTTAATATCCCCCTCATTTTCCACCAACAAGATGGACCCGTCGTCTCCCTCTACAAACACATCTTCTTCATACTTCTCCACAACCAATTCCGAAAACTCCACCTTTGTCGTCTTTTGTTCCGTATTGTCAAATACAATAATGGAGGTCTTGGTCGTCGTGTTTTCAAATTGGTCGCTCGGAACACTGATGACCTTGCGCACGTTAAAGTTCTTGAGCACACACTCCCTGACATCCTTGTAGGATTTATTAAAAAACACGCCTTCCTTCAGCACCCCCACAGCTGTCCCGTCCTCATCCAAAATATCCATCAGCAAGATCAATGACACCGCCTCCTTATCATTCCCTTTCAATCCATATTTCTTCGCAAACTTCTTGATCCGGAGACTGCTATTGCTCAACGAAACCTTCTGTTTGTCGGAACGTGCCTTGTCCTTCTTCTTTTCTTGTTCCAACCTTTTCAACTGGAGTTTCCAGACACTCAATTTATCGGCTGAAACACCTTCTGGTTTATCCAACAAATCTTTAATATGGCTGATCATTTTGTCCCGTTTGTGTTGTGCGTCTGTTTGTTTGCTCTTGTCTCCACCATATGGAGGATTAGTGCGGACTTGCTTGAATTTGAGGTTGCAAAAATCCGATGTAAATGAATTACAACACAATACATTCTCATTCATAACCGGAATCTCCCCCGTCAAACAAAACATTTCTAATGCCGCCGACTTGTTCACATCCTCATTCATATCGTAGTGGTAGATGTTATTGATTTCCTTCTCCCAATTGAGATCAGGATGCAGGCGGACAAGGCATTGGATGTACCCATTCGTAAAACCACCTGATCCACCAAAAGGATCAATCATCGTGCTGACATGCCCGTTTTCATCTATATGGGGTGGTTCTTCCTCATTGATGAATTCCACAATATGCCTGTCTGTAAAATAAGCACCCATCTCACTGATGGCGGTGTCGTCGCGCCCAATAAAATACTCGTAGATTTTCCCTGACAATTGTACTCCACAACTTTTTTCAATCAAACGCAACTCGTGGATCTGTAATACTAATTGGCTGTAAACATCAGCCCTGACATTCTTGGGCAACTCATAGAACAAAAAATGTTTCATCTTTTTATGCTGAATGATGCTGTCTAAAACTTTCCCCAAAATCAGTCCAGTGGCCTGTTCGTGCTTATTCTTCTTTGAAAGATCTACCAGATAGGAAAACCTACACTCCATAGGAAGATCAACCTTGTCAAAAAGCCCACTCTCTTCGATACGCATCAGTCCATACAGGACATTGAAAGCTTTAAGGGCATTCATCCCATACCCAATACCGTTATTCCTTAAGAAGTTGTGGATCTCATGTATTTTGTCACGCAATGCGTCCTTATTGGTAATATTTTGGACTGCGTACATGCGTAGATCATTAACCAGATCCCCTTCCTTATTGTATTCTTGTGTTTCAATATGCCCTATAATCACCCCAATGTCATCAGTAAAATAATTCTTGCGCCTGTCGTCTGCGTCCATATCCTTGAGTTGATGCCGGAATAATTCTTTGGATTGCTTGTGTTTTTCGGAATCCAGATGTAATTTGTGATGCGAGCGCTGGTCTCGCTTCGTCCCACAAATACCGCATGCATAACTGGTCATTTTTGTCTTTTGTTATTATTAAGAATTTTTCTTTTTAAATCTCATTTTTAACAAAAAAAAAGTTATATATAAAATATATAAATTAATTTTGTTTTGTTTAGAAAAAATAATTAGTCAATTCAACTCAAATCAATTCAATAAATTTTTCTTCGAAATACTGGGCGTCAATGTCGGCAGGGTCAATAAAATCCATAATCTTATTGAGGGTGGTGTGGCTATTGACGACAAGCAGCGCCTGGTATGAATGACCAACCCTGCCAACACGACCGCACAATTGGAGCAGGACATTTCTGGACACATTGTTCCCATAGTTCCCATCAATAAACAAATGGGTCAGCCCGTCAATATTAGTCCCAAAAACGATCTCGTGTCCGGCAAAAAGAAACGACAATTGCTTCATGATCTTCATGGTAAGGCGCCGCTGGTATTCTGTGCACTGGGAAAAATCATAGACACCAATCCCCGACAAGAGGAAAGACAACAAGAAATCCGAAAAGGCGTCCTCATATTCTTTGCTGAGGACGGGGACCACCGCCACATTGCTCAATTGGTGCTGGAAACGACGGGCATGGGCGCTGGTATTGACAATCATCTGTGGCGGCCAGTTGATGCGATCCACAGAATACAATTCTTCTTCTAAACGATTGACCCTCTGCTGCTGATCGGTCGCATCGATCCTCTGTTGAGAGGAGCGCTGGGCGTCCTTGGTGCTGTTGAGTGTCCTGAGGAGCTCCTTTTTTCTCTTTTCCATTGTTTCCAGCAGGACCTGGAGGTCCGGGGCTCCCTCGTGGAGCTTCTGTTTGATGTTCTCCAGTATGGGGAAACGATCTTCAGGGGTTGTAATGACAAGTGTTTTTCCTTGATAATGGTGTGAATCCTCTGTCGCAATCCTGTCCATTGACGGCTTCTCCATCAGGGATGGCCTGTAGTTTTTCATCTTTTCAAAGAGGGGTGGGTTCTGGGTGGTGTGCTGAAGAAGATCCAGAACATAATCCCTAATCTTCTGGTGGTCAATCAGGCCAATCGTGGGAAACCGATGGTGGAAGAGCAAGTGTGGTTCGAGATCCTCCTTGATGTGGTCCGTCATAAGAAAAACCTGTTGTGGAGAATACATGCGCCCAATCAACGGATCCTCCCGGATACGCTGGATGAGGATTGGCACCTGTTCCACATCCTCGATGAAATGGTGAGGCAGGCAAGAATAACCATCTGGATCGACCAGCGTGCAACTGATCAGGAGCTGGTTTGATTCAATCCGGACGATATTCTCATCCTTGGCATCGTGGCGCTTCTTGAAGTATCCAACAACTGACGGCATGTCCTGGAATCGGGGGAGGATGGCAGACAGGATGATGGACTGTCTGGGGAGGAATTTAACAATCTCCACCATGACACTATTCGCATAATCATCACTCACAAACTCGTCAATATAAGCGACAAACTGGTTCCGCAGTATATCATCCCTTAAAATCTCGGCACAGGTCTCCAGATCCGCAACCAGAATATCGGGGAAACGCCCAGTTTCATTCTTGTAGAACATGCACTGCTGGTAGACACCCCCCGTCTTCTTCTCATCGTCCCTCTTGTACACCTGCTTCCAGTTGACCGGAAAACAACTCTTGTGAGGGCGTACAAGATACTCCTTTTTCCCAGTGCTGTTGTCATAGCGGCCCATCCACAGGTGCATGCTCTTGCCCAACAAGCTCAAAGAAGCCACATCCGTCCGCACCAGGGGATTATGACAGGCAAAAAGCAGCGTCTTCCCACACTTCAACGCCAAGAGCTTTTGAGCCAGAGGGACCGCCAGGAATGTTTTCCCCGTCCCTGGGGGCATTCTGTCCCCTAGCAATAAAGGAGAACCAGACATGACGGCATCGATCACATGGGTCAAAACCTCAATCTGCTCCTTGTATAAACTCGTCCGGCCCACGCGTTTCTGAGAAAAGGGATTGACCATGAGTTCCGGATGATTACAGAACAACTCATCGAAAATCTCACTGCGCCCCAGTAGTTTCTGAGAATGTGTGTTTAATGCCACAAAAAACTTTTTAATATTGGGTGGGATTTCCTGGTTGGTGGATATCTCTTCCAACAATATGCGATCCAAGCTGATGATCGCATCGACAACCACTCCTTTATTGGTCGTCTTCTGGCACATTAGCATAATATTCCACTCGGCAATCATGAAATAAAAAACAGAACTGATACGAAAAAGTGTGCGGATGGGCTTCCCATTGTCAAACCGGATCGACCCAAAATCCTTTTCCAGTAATTTCTTTTCGGTTTCTTGCTGGATCTTTTGGCGCAAAAGGTTCTTGGTCTTTTTGTTTTTCTGGTTTTGTTTGATGACCTTGATGTCGGTTTCAACCATTGTAAAAAATTTTGAGGCGTTTTTCCCGTATCGGCTTGTGATGTGCTCCCTGAAAACCTCCATGCACATATCGTTCCATAAAGGATTGATATTGGTCTGCTCGGTGTAGACGTCGTCCAGATTATTACAGATATTGATAAGCTGTCGAAGGGTCTCCCAGTTGTCCGGCTTCTCTTCAAGTTTCCTCCAATCGAAATGATGCGTTGTTCGTGACATTTTCTGTATAAAAAAAGAGAATGTGTTAAATAATGTAAAGAATATAATTTATATTTTTTACATTGTCGTTTTCATTTTTCTTATCAATGTCAAAAAACATTTTGTATCAATAAACATGCCAGAAAAACAAAAGGTTTATTGTGGAATGAAACAGATCCTTCCAGATGGGTATGACAGGTTTGCCATCCCTTATCAATGTTTAAAAAAAGGGTATGGGGCGTGTCTTTACGCCAATAAAATGGGGTCAAGATACCAAGAAAATTTTTTCAATCGATTACCCAATCGTCTTGGTTTCATGTTCTTCTTGTTTGTTCTCTTTATTCTTGTATTGTTCGTGATGAACAGATTCCTGTAAAGAACCGCTTGCTTTTTCGGCTTCTTCCTCCAGGTGGTCCAATAAATCAGGCATTGTGATCCTATAGCGCTGATCGACAACAAGGCCAGATTTCAAGAAAGTAAATGGATATTTTGTGTTTGTATATTCTTCCAGGGACAGGTAATTGTCCAGTGTCCAGTTTTTGAAATAAAATTTTTTAAACACCGGGGCAAAATACAGATACATCAACATCAGACAGATACTATAGACATCCATACTATGGGGAACATAATATTCTTTATTTGTGTATCCCGCAATTTCGGGTGCCATGAACCCATAGGTCCCAGTGTTCAAGACATAGCCATCCCTGTCGATATAACAGGCCCCAAAATCAGCAATCTTGAGCACCCCATTCACCAATAAAAGATTATCTGGTTTAAAGTCATAATGTTCAATATGATTGTGGTATAAAAATCGGCACCCATTCGCCATCTGGCCCATGAGAACCCTAAGGTGCTTGATATACAATGGCTTTTTATAATTTTGTTTCGCCCACTCAAGCAGATCGTATTCGGCCCTTTCCATAAGGAGGATGTTGTTTCCTGGAACAACCCCGTAATACTGGATAATGTTTTTTGTGTGGATGACATTTATGTTTTTCATAAAATAGATGAACTGTTTCTCCTTGACAAACATGTTGTAATTATAAACTACTTTACATACACTTTTTTTAGACGCCAGTTGATAGATTGCCGAGTTATTGCCGTTGTAGAGGAGTGCCTCTTTTTTTAAAACACGCTGGGGACAAAAAAGAATAGAACATAAACTTATAAACTGACCCATTAGGAAATAAAATCCCTCTACAATAAGGCAATATTAGAAGAAGAAATAAATAACTTTTTTTTGTATTAGAAAAAACCTTTCTTTATAATAGAGAATTCTTCTTATGGATTTATATTATATATGTGTTATGGGGTCGGTTCAAAACTTATCGATATGGAAAAACAAAAATCTGATTGTAGAATTTGTAGAAAATGTGAGTGAATTACGGGCTGGGTGTATGTATGATTATGTCTTTATCTCAACCCCTGTTTGCTGGTTGCCAGATGGAAAATTTGATGCTTCTGATCTTGAAAATCATGTCAAAACAGCAAGAGAAAATGGGTATTCTCAGGAAATTATATTGACTGCGACACTGCCTATTGGCGTGGCTGGCAAATTGGGCTGTCATTACCTTCCTGTCCAGCAATACTATTTATCATTCTGCGCAAACACCCCCACACTCTTTGGCTGTCATGAAAAGATCCTTATCGACCAAAAAATGATTTACAACCTTGTATCGACACTCTTTGGTACAAGGAACATCTCCCTTTATTATACGGATTCTGTTGAAATGATCTTTCTGATCACCCTCTGCCAGAATTACATCAACCAATCCTTTTACAAAGAAATGTCCCACTTTTGTTCCAAGAACAAAATCCGCATTGATTTTCAAAGCATGTCATGGATTTTTTACCAGGATATGACCCCCATCCTTGTTTACATGATCCAACAGATGGAGGATGCCAAACTTGACTGTCCCATCCTCTACAGTTGCCTTTTCCGCCAGCATTACATCGACATTCCTATTTAAAAATTGAAATCATTTCTCTAAATTATTTTAATTTAAAGAAAAGAATGCTGTTAAAGATAAGGACCAAGGATGATTTTGTGGTGGAAGTAGAAGCTGGAGATATACAATCATCGTATTTGATAAAAATGCTGTCGGACGGAATTGAAAAAGATGGGGAGGAGATACCCCTGTACAATGTGGATTATCGGGTGTTTCTGAAGATACTGGAATTCACAACACACTACACAAAAGATCCTATGAAAAGGATTGAGAAACCCCTTAACGATCCTATTTGCGACCAGAAATGGTATATTGATTTTGTTTCTTCACAAGATGAGAATGGGCTTTATGAGATCCTGGAAGCTTCAACCTACCTTGATATTGAACCACTACAGGAATTGATCTGTGCGAGGATTGCCAGTTTGATCAAAGGAAACGAATGCGATGAACTGAAAAAGATTTTTGGACTTGATTACGAAACCTGATAATTGGTAATAAGGTACTCGTATTTGGATTTTCCACCCAATCCGGATGTGTAGATGCCCTTGACCCGATGAAAATAAAACCCCTTGAAAGCATCCCGCACTTTTGGTGAAATATCATAAGACAGAATGAATTTTCCTTTTATTTTTCTGCATACTTTGGCAAGCTCATATGGATCGATGGCTTGGCCCTCATAATATTTCTCCATGTTTGTATAGGGGGGATCCATATAAATTATGGCATCTTTATTGTCCCATTTTTCAATGACTTTTTTGTAATCTTGGTTGTAGATCCTGACACCTCTGAGTTTCTCCTTGAAGAACCCAATATTATTGATAAAGTTATTGCCCTTCTTTATAGGTTTTGGGGCATACGCATTGCGCAGCCCACTAAACGAATAGTACGACAGGTATAGATTCCTAAAAAGACGGTCTATTGGGTATGTGGGCTGGGAATTTTTCAATTTGTCAAACAATACTTTATCACCTGTGAAATCGTAATTGCTGATTTCATGTGCGCTCACTTTCTGGGTGTCTTTCCATATATGATAAATATCCTTGTTCTTGTCATTGAGGATGTATCGAACATGTTTTTCTTTTGGGATTTCAAGAAAAACCTGTCCCGAACCCACAAATGGCTCTATATATGTGTTGTATTTTGCTGGGAACATGCTTACAATTTTTTTACGCATATGAAACTTGCCCCCCATTCTGCTAAAAATTGTTAATCGTCGTGGCATTTCTTTAGACCAATATATTTTTTATTTATCGAACCCATGCTTGGAAGAAACAAATTTCGTTGGGGTTGAGATCCTTACACTCAACACTCCTAAACCCACTTTTCTTGATGAAGGACTTGATGTAAGTATCCATATCACCATTGTAAAATTTTGCATCATTTTCAATAATAATTGTGTGTATGTTGTCCAGTATATTTGGGTATGATTTGAAAATCTTTTCAAGACAGCCCTCACAATCCGCGACAAGAGTGTCAAAATTTATATTGTATCTCTCTTCAAGTTCTTTATAAGTGATTGTGGGGACATATTTCCAACCTTTCGGTAATGGCGTGTGCGTGGGTTCTATATTCTTGGCATACCATCCAGATTGAATGATTGGGGTTTCCGACAATGCGGCATTCACAACATTAAAATGACAATCATTAGCGTGTTTATTCTTTATTAATTCCTTGGCAATATCCGGGTCGGATTCCAGCACAACATGATTATTTGGATTATCAAGGAGTTTAGAGATAACAATCGACGATCTACCAACATTACCCCCTAATTCAAGAACTTTGGCATCTTTTTTTATAAATTTAAAAATCAGTTCTTGTTCTGGCAATTCAAAGTTCATATCGAGGTTAATAACTTTTTCATGGATCTGGTGTAAATTTTCAAAATTTTCTACAAAATCATACGCCTTCTTAAGATTGCCGTAGTTCATTTTAATTACGCTACATTTTTTATTTTTATTGTTTTTTTTGCGTTAAAGACAAGCAATTAAGACGATAAAGTATGGAGAAGAAGAAAAAGGAAGAGGGTAAGGAATTAGATTGGAACAGGGTGGATATTGTGAGCATCCACAACAATCTTGTTCATCTTTTAAAAGAAAAGAACAATGATGGGCTTGATGAAAAAAACCTGAATTATTATTTGATTCATTCCATACCATTACTGGACAGATACAAAGACATTTCAAGGAAACAGGTCAAGATCCAGTTCATGGGGGCAATCAATGCGCCAGGTTCCACGGATCACGATCTGAACATCATTATAAGGGACTACTTGAAGCTTGTAAAAAAGTATTTTCCAGAAGAGTTCTTCAAGAACAACCTTCATGAAATGGAAAAATACATCATGACTTCACCAATCAGCACATTACCACTGAAACTGGGTGGAAAAAAACAACAAAAATGTCAATCATGTAATGTTGAAAATATGAAGATTGTGAATCATGATAATAATTTTGTTTGCGAAAATTGTGGGTATATATACGATTCTGTCACCAATGATATTTCTTTCAAGGACATGGACCGCATCAACATCAGCAACAAATATCAATACGATAGAAGGACTCATTTCAAAGATTGTATCAATCAATTCCAGGGCAAACAAAATGCTACAATTGATCCCCAGGTTTATAAGGACCTAACAGAACAATTCCGCCTCCATCACCTTATCCCAGAAAATCATGAAGAAATGCCCAAAGAAACCGCCTTTGAAAAAATCACCAAGGAGCATGTCATGCTGTTCCTGAAGGAAACCGACCACACCAAACACTACGAGGATGTTGTCTTGATACACCACCAATTGACCGGAAAACAACCCCCGGATATCAGCCATCTTGAGAATAATCTGCTCCATGATTTCGACGAATTGACAACCCTCTACGACAAGCTGTATAGGAATAATGAAAGGAAGAATTTCATCAACACCCAATATGTGCTGTTTCAATTGCTGAAACGATGGAAATATCCCTGTAAGAAGGAAGATTTCAATATCTTGAAAACAATAGATAGAAAATATTTTCACGATACAATCATGCAAGAACTATTTGAAGTATTGGGCTGGAACATCAATCCATTATTCTAGCCATAGTAAATACTGATTATCATAAAAGAAATCTTATAATAATCTTATTTACACACAAAAAAAATCTTATATTAAAATGCGCACGTGTATTGTCTTGAGAGGAGAGAACTTTCGAACTCATCGCGGAGTGACATCGGCCCTAAGCTACATCGCAAACTGGAAAAAGACCATTTTTGATGTTATTGATTGTGATGTTGCTTTCATCACCTACCCATCAATCATCCTCGATGAATTGATTGAAAAACTTGCCCCTGTTTATGTTCGTGTTGAAGGATATAATTCACAAGAAACAAACGCCAATGCGGCGATCAATTGGATAAGCCAGAATAAACACAATTACGACCGATTTGTATTGCTCCGTTTCGACATTATGTACCGTAAAAAGATTACGGATTGGCCCCAATGGAACAGCAATGGTATTACTCTTGTGAATAGAGATGTTCATTATCCAACCATGCGGTTTTATGCTGACATTGTTTTTGTGATTGATAAAGAATGGGTGGACCAATTCAGGGATGCTTTTGTGGCTCATGGAAAAGAAAAATGTTGCCTTCATCATATCGGGAAATATCTGGAAGAAATGGATGCGCCTCTTCTTCTCATGTACCAGGACTACTACCACATGACAAACCACCCCCTACACTCTCTCTGCCCGACAGAACCAGAACCAGACCCCGACCAGGATTATCCAGGTGAAAAAGTATTGGATGTTTCCCAATGGAATTGAAAACAATTTAATATCTTGATTTTTTTCTTAATAAAATCAATGGACATTATTATACCTTTGGGTGGAAAAGGAAAAAGATTTGCGGATGAAGGTTATCCTGCCCCAAAACCACTCATCCAGATTGGGCATAAAGAAATGATACGCCATGTTGTCGATCGTCTGGAAATCGGCAAAGATGACACCCTCACGATACTCTATTACGAACAGCTTGATAAACATAATTTCTCAGGGTTCATCCGAAGGCACTATCCAGGCATCCACCTCGCCCCAATCCCCTTCCAGACACGGGGGGCTGTAGAAACCATCGATTACGGGTTGCGTTCCAAGAATTTTATCGAAAATAATGAACGAAAATGTCTGCTCCTTGATTGTGATGCTTTTTATACCTGTGATGTGATTGGGATGGCAAGGAATTACAAGAATGGCGTGTTTGTCTTTAGGGAAGAAGAAGACCTTTCCCAACCTGCTAAATTCTCTTATGTCTCTCTGGATGACTCGCACCAAATCACCGATATTGCTGAAAAATCACGAATCAGTCAATTCGCAAACACCGGGGCCTATTTGTTTGAGAACAAGACAACACTTTTGACATACACCAAAAAAGTGCTCGATCATAATTTTCGTTTCTGTAATGAATTCTATACATCCTGTGTGATTAAATATATGCTAATGGACAACTATATTTTTCACGCCATCGAATTACCAACAGAATCATCTTATATTTCTCTTGGAACCCCCAGACAGGTTTCCGGTTTCTTGTCCCACTGCCACACATTCCTTTTTGATCTTGATGGGACACTTGTGGATACAACAAATGCCTATATTGATATATGGAAAAAATTATTAGAACCATATAATGCCAATGTGGATTATTCATTCTTTAAAAATTATATCGATGGAAACAATGATGATCTGGCCGTAAAAATGCTTATACCCACACTCAGCAAAGAAGAGATTGATATTCTTTCAAGACGCAAGGATGAATTGTTCCTGGGATCAATCGACAAATTACAGATTGTAAAGGGTGCTGTCCAGTTTATCGCAGATGTGAGGAAACAAGGGCATCCTATAGGGATTGTCACCAATTGTAATCGGTCTGTGGCTGAGAACATTGTCCGTTATTGTGGGATTGCGAATATGATTGATGCGATTGTCATTGGAAATGAATGTGATCGCCCCAAACCACACCCCGACCCCTATCAAAAAGCCAAGGACCTATTCAATAACGATAAAGTTATTATCCTTGAAGATTCGTGTGTTGGCTTGCTCAGTGCTCGTAGTATTTCACCAAAATTTCTGGTGTGTGTCAATACGCACGGTTGCGATAAAGACATCATGAGAAAATATGGCGCTGATCTTGTCATTAATAATTTTAATGAAATCACGCTTACACAGATTATGGAAAATCATGTAGAGGATCAAACAATCGGGTTGGAAAAAAAAATCACAGAGAGTATCTTGGGCAGATTCCCTGATCTTGTTGGTGTAAAGGTTCTGCCAAATAAACTCAAGGGTGGTTATATTGCCGATGTTGTTCGGGTTGATCTTGTCATGAAAAATGGTGGGATGATTGAATGTGTGGCAAAACTACAGAATGATACTGAAAACGATCTTTCCTTAATGGCCACGCGATTAGGATTGTATGCCAGAGAACAGTATTTTTACGAAGCAATCCGCGACAGCATACGGATAAAAGCCCCCAGATATTTTGGCACGATCCGGGAGAATATGAGACCCTGTGGAATCCTATTGGAATACCTGCCTCCGCCCGACTTCCAGCTGGGCATTGATCTTGAAAAAGAATCACTTGATTTAACACTTGTGCTTGTGAGAAAGATTGCTTCTCATCATGCGAGGTTCTGGGGAAAGGACCTATTAAAATCATTCCCACAATTGACAAAAAACAACAGCCCCCAGTTTTGTCCAAGCTGGTCCCAATATGTGAAAGAGAGGTGGCCCAAATTCAAAGAGAGGTGGAAATCGATATTGACAAAAGATCAATTAGAAATGGGTGAAAAGGTGGCTGGAAATTTTGATAAAATCCAAACACACCTCAGCAACGACCCACTGACCCTCTGCCATGGTGATGTCAAATCCCCCAATATTTTCTTTCGTCAAGGGGAGCCATACTTTATTGATTGGCAATACATTATTGCTGGAAAGGGAGTCCAGGATATGGTTTTTCTCATGATTGAGAGCTTCTCAATACCGCACATCTCCAAAGTAGGAAACGCCCTAAAGGATTACTACTACATCGCACTTTTAGAAGAAGGTGTTGTGGATTACAAGAGAGAAGAGTATGAAAAGGATTTCCAGATGTCTATATGCTATTTTCCGTTTTTTGTTGCCATGTGGTTTGGGACAACACCCCCAAATCAACTGATCGATGTCAATTTTCCATTCTTCTTTGTCCAGAAACTGTTTTCATTTATGAACCAATATCTTACATTATAAAAAACCAATGATTGATATTATCTTCTGCATCGATGATAAAATTGATTTTAGGGTGGCGTTTTGCCTACAATTGTAGGCATCATCAATACTAACCACAATCAAAATTGATTTTTTTTTCAACAGATTTTTTTCAATCAATCAAAATGCCCCACCACATCGACAAGCGCCCTGTAGATCGTAGAGCCGCCCACGACCTGGCAAGAGCCCACAAGTGGCACGCCGAACTGAATGACCGCCTCGAGAGAAAAGGACACAGGCCCGAGCATATGTTCGGGAAGGCCATATCCGAAGCCCAACGGCTCCGTCTGGCGACCGAGAATACAGTGAGAGTTGCTCATCAAGTCCGGAAGAATGGAAACAATGCCAGGCACAATTTCTAAAAAATTAAAAAACAATAAAAAACAATAAAAAAACATTAAAAAAATCTCGATACCATTTATGGTATCAAGATTAAAACCCGATCATCATCTTTATACCACAAAGGTATAAAGATTTTTTTTTGTTTAGTCAGTAAATTTTTTTATTTTTTTTTAGATCATTTCAATATCGATGGTTTCTTCCTCTTCAATGACAATTGTCTCCTCCTTTTCTTGGTCTGCCTCATCGAAAGGGATCTCGCCCATTGTCTTTAGATTGACAACTTCATCAGCAGTGTATTTATGGATGATGTCAACCTTTTCATCCTGATACTCCCGCAGCCCACACAAGACAACGTCCCCCACCGACAACCACACTCGTTTTCGTAATTTCCCCCTGATATTACCAAGGCGGACAACATCGTCATAACATTTGCATTCACAGTGCCCATTCCCCAGCATCTTGGTGATAAGGGCGTATTCCTGCCCGTATTCCTTGAATATGATTTCTCTCCGGAACGAACCACCATTGTGGTTCTTTGTTTTTCGGTGTCCTTTTCCTCCTGCGTTCTTGGTCATGTTGATTGTTCTTATTATCTGTTGGAAAGATTTCAATTTTGTTAGTTGGAGGGATTGGCATACAATGAACAATCCTGTTTTTATATTTCATTTTTCGCGACAATGTTTTTTACACACCTGGAACCTCAGACGGCCCTGAATCCTGTTCGCACAATCCACTTTGTTCGATCCGGCAATCGTCGCACATGCATTGTGATAAACACCCACCACCCCTTGGCAATCTCACATACCTAGAATACATACAATAGCATTGATCACTCTGGGAACACTGGTAATACCCTCCTTTTAACGCACCCTGTAAAGAAAATTTTTCAATAACATTTGGTAATGAAACTTCTAACTTGTTATAGTTCATTTTATTTCTTACACAAAGAAATAAAAATTTCAAGCATATATTTTTTCTTCATAATACATTTTCTTATAGGTCAAACTCGTCAGCATCATGTCGCCCTCGTGGATGTCGTCCATTGTAAGATAGAATGGATCGTATTCCTGGATCTGCCGGATCGCATTCTCAATTAATGCGCACTCGAGCTTTGATTTGTAGTATTGGGATTTCAAATGTGTCTTTTGTGCCACCCTGAATGCGGAAAGTGGTAGGTAATTCTTCACAAGTTCCAGATGGTGTGTCTTTAAATGGGTTTTCATATTTTTCAAGAAGGTTAATTCCTGGGGAGATCCTTTAGGAATTTTGAGGCGGATAGAAAAATAAATGGGTTCTCCAGTTTCATCATGATACTCCTGTATTTTCCCCAAGAAATCATGACCTTTTATATCTTTAAATACATCCTTTACATAATAATATGACATAATGGTTTAAAGACATGCCCCATAAAAATGGATTTCATTTTTTATGGGCTGTTTTCTTCTTGGGTTGAATGGTGGGTTTATTCACTAATTCTGGCAGAATGACTTTCTTGGGAGGTGTCTTCCTTTCTTCTGTGGGTTTTGCCAGAATCAGGGCCTTTTCAAAAGCTGTGGGAGGGGATGCGATCTGTTCCTTGGAAGCTTTTAAAAACTCTTTTAGGAATTCTTTGAAATCCTCTTTATTGATATATTTTGATTTGTCCGCTTTATTGAGCAGGACAGTCCTTCTTGTTGTTTTTCTTCCCATTCTTTATTCCAGAAAATATTTTTGATTAGAAAAAAGATTTAATCATTTGACCCCTTCTTTTGAAAATATGGATTGTGTCCCAACATTAAAAGGAGAAATAAAAAAAGCAAGGGCAAGCAATTACGATGTCTATTCTGTTGTGAATGAATTTGTCGATAATTCTCTGGATGCTGGGGCAATGAGGGTGGTGATTGACATTCGCGAATATTGTGAAGACGGGCAGCAATGGATAAATAAGATACTGATTTCAGATGACTCCGTCTCTGGGATCCAGGATGTTCGGGGTATTTTTTCTTGGACGTTTGAACGGAAAAGGGGCAAAAAAGAGATTGGTGAATTCGGCACAGGCCTCAAATCTGCTTCTGTTAATATTGCGGATAAACTAACAATCCTAACCATCAAGAATGGAAAGGAATACATCCAGGCCATCGCGGACTGGCACGAGATGGCCACAGAAAACACATGGACTCCCAAGATCCTGAAAATCAATAAAGAATTCCTGAAAAACTACCACCCCTTCCCTACTGGATCCACAATCATCCTGGAGAATATCCGCCACGATTTCATCCAGCAACAGCAAAACGACAACATCCTTGAGAACCTCTTTGAACAATTGTCATGGTCTTATAAGTATTTTTTGCGTGAGAACCCCAATGTCTCTCTGATTGTAAAGTCGCCCACCGTTTCCTATGAACTCTCAAACCAGATCCAATCCCCCTCCATGATTTACTTTTTTGATCATACCCTATTCACACTTGAGAGCAAGGTTCACATTGTCAAGGAACATCGGGCATTCATGGTTTTTATTCAGCGCGATTTTCCATACTGGGAGAAGATTGAATTTGTTGAAAAACGAAAGAATGGAAATCACGTCCTTAACCCGGTCCAAGTGGCACCATGGACCGACAAGATTTATGCGACAATGCTATTCAGGAGTGGGACATACTACGAACCAGATTCTGCGCTTCCCATGTCCTATGGGAATGTCGATGTTGTTCGCAACCATCGAGTCCTTGTCAAAAACACATCGTATCGGATCCCCAGATCCGATCCTTCTGTCGCTTATATCAAGCACGAGATTTTTTATGATAATAAATCCCTAAACAACATACTGGGGGTCCAATTCAACAAGATCAACAACGGGCACATGTCCGATGGGAGTATGAAGTACGCCCTTGAATACATCCAGAAACAACACGAAAAAGAATTGATCCGGTTTGAAAAGAACAAACTGGAAAGGGTCATCAACAAAGAAAAAGAAGAAGAAGATTATTTTTGCCTAGAAGATCATCATACCGAAAAAAAAATCAGTAGTGTCGCAACTTTGGAAAAAATACCAGAACCCCAAGTATGCCCTTTGCCTTTTGTCTTGGTCGAACAAACCCCAGTTGAAAAACAACAAACAAACATTGAACGCCGGAAGAACTTTTCAATGGAAACCAAATTGGAAGTCATCAAACAACAAGAATGCCGTGATTGTGAATTTGATTTCCGTCTTTTGGATGACATCCTCCCGATCGATTACGATCACATCAACGGAGAACCATCCAACAATTCTAAAGAAAATTGCCAGGCGCTTTCCGTGGTTTCGCACGCATTGAAAACAAGAAGACCAAAGGTATTCGAACAGCATTGCCAGAACCCCGTGTCCTACATTGTTGAACTTTTAAACTGCATCACAAGCAGTAAATATTTTATAGATGCCTACACACAAGATAAGATTGGGATTCATTCTGGAAAAGTATTGTTGCTAAGGAATGGTCTTTTCTCTTATAATGACTCTTAGGAACTATATTGTTTGATCACTTCATCATAGGTTAATGCCAGAGGAACAACATTGTCGGGTTCTTTCTGGGCCAGTGTCATTTTGTCGGGTGAAAATAATTTTTTAACATTCAGATACAAAATCAAACCAAGGATAAAAAGGACAACGCACAGCAACAATTTTTTTTTGTTTAAAATATGTTTATAAAACGAATTGGAATTTTTCTTATTCTTCATTCTTTATTTTTATAAACATATTTAAAACAATATTTTTCTAAAACAAAAATGAATGTGGAGATCAAAGAACTGGACCTGAATATGTTGCCTCCCAATCAAGGGAATGTCCATGATAAATCAACAGCTGGTTTTAAAATTTGCATTACAGGAAGATCTGGCGCTGGAAAGAGCACACTTATTAAATCAATATTGTATGAAAAGAGCCATCTGTTTCCGTGTGCGCTGGTCATGTCTGGGACAGAAGACACGAATGGTTTCTATGGAAAATTCATTCCTTCTACATTTATTTACAACAAACTTGACAATGATAAGGTCAAACAGTTTTTTATCCGTCAAAAGGTTGCAAAAAAACACCTTAACAACCCATGGGCTGTATTGTTACTGGATGATGTTATGGAGGACCCCAAAATGTTCAATCAACCATTATGGAATTCCATAATGAAGACTGGAAGGCATTACAGCTTATGGTTGTTGATAGCAAGCCAATATATGCTCGAATTGTCTCCTCAATTAAGAAGCAACATTGATGGTGTATTCATCTTGCGGGAACCCAGTTTAAGAAACAGAAAATTATTATACGAGAATTACGCATCTGTCATTCCTGATTTTAACTTGTTCAATAAACTAATGGACGTGCTTACAGAAAATTATTCCGCAATGTATATCCACAACCGATCCATGAGCAACGATTGGCGGGATTGTATATACTGGTATCGAGCCAAACCTGTCCCTTCAAATTGGCGATTTGGGGCAAAGGATTACTGGAAGTTCCATCAGCAGAGACACGATCCCGATTACAAAGAGCCATTATTTGTGTAAAAAAAAAATTTAATAAAATATTTAATATAATATTTAATATAATATAAAAATGACAACTCCTTATCCAACGAACAAGGCAAGGTTTTATATTATAATGGACATAAATCAATCGTTTAGAAAAGGTGATGAACCTGTTACTTTCACACTACCAACAGGAAAAACTTTACCAACTGACATGTCTATCATTATGAAGAAAGCTGGAAGATTTTTTTCTATCAACGATGGTATGATGGGTGTTTCTTTTCCCAAATGTGAAGGTGATGGATGTGAATGTGTGTCGTGCGAATCCTCCGGTTGTATGAATTGCTTAAATTTTACAACATCTACTGACAATATTCAATGCAACAAGGACTCGTGTGAGCGAAGCAATGATGTAAAATATTTTGCGTCACCCTTATACCCAGAAAAAGATACATACCTATCTGAATACAATCCAAAATTCAAGTTTATAAAAATTATTCCTTCTTTTATAGTCCAAGGAAGCGTTATTGACGAAATGGCGAATGAATACTTGAAAGAAGAAAAAGTGGATGCCCCCAGGCCGAAAATTCCATTCCCGGATGGCTGGACGCTAGAACCAGGTATGACATTCCCTCCTGGTGATTTTCTGCCAATCAGTGGAACTATACCCCCTGGTGAAACACCCCCTCCCGGTTGGGAGGTTGTGTCAAATATGTTGATCCCACCAGGTGGCACATTACCACCTGAATTTCTACAGGGTCCTGGAAACCAAACTAACGAAAAGCCCACAAGTTCTTATACACGCGATACTGAATTTCCGTCTATGGTTGTATTTGCGATCACCTACCCAAGTATCAAGGAGTTCGACACAAGTGAAAAATTCTATAAACTTTATAATTCAATCATGTTTTTCTCCTCGGGGTTCTTATTAACGAAACAACCACAATACATCCAACACAATATCGCCGTTTTTCAAAAAATCTTGAAAATCAACAATCTTCCAAAAACACTTCTTGATCCTAAAAAACTTGTAGTTAAACGCGAAAATTCTAATGTCCAGATTATCGAAAAATACGATAATGATAATATCCAGAATCTTGTTATTCCTGATTCCCCAGATGAAGACACCGATCCTATATCTGATGATCTTATTACACCTGAACCTGATGATTATGTTGAGGAAATAGAGAAAAAAATTGTTTCCACTGTTGTTCAATCAATCACAACAACTACGGCGGCCCCCACTACAAAACCAAAAGGACTTTCCACTGGAGCAAAGGTTGGAATAGGTTTTGCCGTAATTTTTTTCATTGCCCTTTTTTTGGGTGGAATATTTTACTCTAAATCTAAAAAACGGGTCGTCAGGAAAAAATGATCCTATTTGGTTTCGATTCCAATAGAAGCAAGTTCTTTATCGACATTTGCCCCCATATAATTAGGGCATGCTGAAATAACTTTTCTGGCTGCCTTGTCTTGGGTGCTGTACACTTTCAACCTAAGTTTCTGGAGGTTGAAGAATTGATTGATTTCATTTTCTGTGGCAACCAGTTCCAATGCCTGGAGGTATCCCGCCGCATAATTTGCGTGGAGGAGGGCAATCATGGGGGATGTGTCCTGTTGGGAAGCGACCGCCCACCTTGCCGTCTGGCGGATCAGGGCCTGTGTTTGTTTGTTTTTTTCTGTTGTTGGAGAAGTTGTTTGTTGTTGTTTGCGAAGGATGTTGTAAAGGAAAAAGAAAAGACTCACCAGAAATAATACGAAAAATAAAGAATAAGAATCAATCGAAATTTTATGATGTTTTTGTTTCATTTGGATTTATTTTTATATAAAGACAAAATTTATATAAAAATTTTTGGAACGAAAGAACAATGATTTTGTTTTGTACGTGTTTGTTTCTATTTTATCCTGTATAGATGGCTATGACATCCTCGGCTGTCATGGCGCAATTGTAGAATCGGAAATCATCCACATTACCAGTTGCGTTAGGATCCGTTGGCCAACTGCTCTTGCCAATGTAGCATTGTGTCCTTGGTAGGATAAGTGGATAATATCCTGTTGTGGTGGTGTATTTGACAACACCATCAATATAAATATTGATTGTGCTTGTCGCACTACCCGAAGGAGCATACGTCAAGGTGATTCCCACATGATGCCAAGCATTGTCCGCAAAGCCACCTCCTACACCATTCGCCCACATTGCTGTGCTGCCCTGGTACACAAAAAGACCATTTTTTGGCGCGTACCCAAAATTATTGGAATCCTTACCGTTACCAAACTCAAACAGTCTGGTCCATCCGTTTGTTGTGGATGGGTACTTGAACCAGGCGGTGATTGTCAGTCCTCTTGTGGTGAAACCCGGGTCTGGGATGGTCATGTAAGAGGATGTCAAGGACAATGACCCTGTTCCTACGAAGTAGGAAGTGGTGCTGATGGTCGCCCCTGTGCTGACAATTCCTACTCCCAGGGTCCCAAAGTTCGTGACGGATGTGCCACTGAGATTGCCAGATTCAAACTTGTACCACAGTGGTAAGGGCTTCCATTTTTGTGATAAATAGGTGTTCATGTTGTCAACTTCAGTGTCAGTGATGGCTGACTTGTACATGATGATTTCTCCCATGTAGCCCGTGTAGGATGTATCGAATCCTGACCTCGAACCGATGTAGAGTGATGTGCCAATATCGCTGTAGTAGGAAAGTGTTGTATCTTTGTATTTCAACGTTCCATCCAACCACTCTGATAATTTTGCGGTAGTCCCCGTGGCACTGACCCGGAAACAGAAAACATAGGTCCGGTTGAGGGTCAATGTGTTGAGATTGACAGTTGACCTTGTGAAGTTTTTACCTGTACCAGTGCCATTTCCTATGAACCGTACATTATTGTATATGTCAAAGGGTCCAGGGAGATAGGAATTGCCCCGTGCGAGGAGGGTTTTGTAGGTGTTGCTGGCTGTTGGCTTGAACACAACAAAAAGGGTGAAACCAGCGGAGTACAAACCAGCGGCATCTGCAATGCTGAGGGAGTTAGTTCCTGAAAACTGGATGGCGGGCATGCCATTCAGAATATCTGCAACCCAGTTGGCTGCAGTCCATGTCCCTCCAAACACACCGGCATTTCCGGATTTGTAAAGAGCATAGTTAATCCATGCGGACGAGAACCAAGCACCTGACGAAGTAGCATCCAGCCATACCGACTGTCCATTGTGATCGGCTATAGTAAAGGTAGTGGAAGGACTTGGTGTAGAAAAGACAATACTGAACACATTCTGGGGTGTGTCCAATTGAGGGCTCGTGTAGAGGGTGGTGTTGCTGGCGTTAATGAGTTTCACAGCACAGCCAACAGTGCGTGCCTGACCAGCATCCTGACGGTTGACAATAACAACCTTCCCAATGGAGGTATTGGAACCCAGATCTATCTGAACCCATTGGAGAGAACCAGAATTCGAATAGAACATTGTGCTTGTTGAGCCATCAATCACGTTTGTTGCCGCATAGGTGGAATATTGTGAAGACCCTGTGGCTGTAGTGGCAGGTATAAAAGTTCCACTGGAGGTGAAGGCCTGAACTTCCATGACATTCAAGAAATCACTCATGGTGAGTTGTCCCAGCCACACATACCGTGCACTGATCGTGGTGGGATATGGCAACACCTCAGCAAGACCCCATTTGGACACCATTTCACTGTTGATGCTGGCGACACTGCTGTCAGAAAGAACCGTATTGTAAACTCGGACCTCGCCAATGTATCCTGTGAATGATGTGGTGCCGCCACCACGTCCACCGATATACAGGGCTGTGGCGGTGTCGCTATAACCAGTCATTTTCATGTTGTAGTACTGGATGTCGCCATTCAGCCACTCACTCATGGCGCCTGTGGTGCCATCGACACGGAAAGAAAACAAGTAGGGTTGATTGGGCTCCAGGATATTAAGGTTGACCGAAGACAAGAAATCCTTATAGGTTGTAGTGGTGCCATTGCCCAGACGTCGGTAATCATTAAACATGTCAAAAGGAGCAGCATAACCGTTGGAAGCAGTGCGACTGATTAGGGTACGATATGTATTCGTACCACTAAGCTGGAAGAGGACAAAGAATGTCATACCACTGGCGTATTTGGGACCATCTGGAATATAAAGCGCATTGGTGCCAGAGAATTGGATGGCGGGTTTGTTGTTGATGGCAGAAGAAACAAGACTGGAAGCGGACCATGTGCCAGTGTAGAAAGTTGATGAAAAAGTGACGGCTGGGTTGGAGGAAGAGGCAAGGTTGGACCAAGAACCAGCAGTCCATGAACCAGAAGAAGATGCGTCCAACCATACAGTCATGGTGGGTTGGATTGTGGTATACGTGATGATGGGAGTAGTGGTGGGTGTGAATGTAGTGGTTGGTGTCAACGTAGTTATGCTTGATTTTGAGAAATAAATATACACCACCCCTGGCGCTCCTGATCCCTGGATCCCTGCCTCCGTGTCGCAGGATCCTCCTCCGCCTCCTCCTCCTCCATAATTCGATCCATTTGTCCCATTGATGGTAGTC